TATCTTGGTGTAACCTCTCTCAACAAACGAACAGAAGGCTTAACCTCCTGCCTAACTTGTAATAGAATCTCATCCGATTTAGATTTTATTTCTGATAGAAGTATATGTGTTTTCTTTTCATCCAGATAGAAACCTTTCTTCTCCTGTTGTGTAATGATGTGCTTAATCATATGCTCTAGCTCAATAGAACCATCAGAAAAACTATCCTTCTCTGTATCAAGCAGATGTTTATACACCTGACTAGTTAGTTTAACATCTTGTATACAATATGATATCATATCAGAGGATATCTTTGACCAGTCAGTATGCTTTCCTTTCTCATTCTTTAACCTGATACCCCACTGTTCCAGTGAGTGACCACCTTTTCTTTCAGGGTAGAAGAGAGTAGAAAGAACAAGGGTATCCTCAACCTTTCTATAATCAATATCAATATCCCATAGTTTCTTCAAGCAAGGCAGATCAAACCCTAAGATATTGTGTCCAATAAATACATCTGTGTTTGCTATGGTCTTTAATAGTTCTTCTCTATTAAAACAGACCTTAACAAAATCAGAGTTGATATCTTTACAGGCGGCAAGCCATATCCTTGTAGGGTTCAAGCCGTCTGTTTCAATATCAATTATTGTCTTGATCATAGAGAAGTTCCTTTGCCTTGTTAAGTTCCTCCGCTTCTCGTTTTAACATATCAATACGTAGTTTTAAGTATTCTAGTACAGTTTTTCTTTTTAGTCTGGGTGTATCCATTGGATTCTTTTCTATCAATAGAGCATACTCTTTTTTTAATGCAGTAACAGTGAGTAGATTACCCATTATACTTACTCCTTCTTCTGATTGTCTTCATTAGTTTCAATTATTTCTTTAGCTTCTTCCTTTGTCTCTTCATCACCAAAGATACCTAGTCTATCAATGACTACCTGTGGTAACACACCATACAAGGCACATTGAAAGGCACTAGACATAGTACCATGAGCATAGGTTTCATTATTAACTACATAGTTACCGGAAGAACTATCATAGTTACAATTGCTGCGGACCAAAGCGTTAGCCGTCAAGCCACTGACTACTACCCCTAAAACTACAAGTCCAATCACGATTTGTTTTTTATACGTCTTCATTTTTCCACCTCTCATTATTTAATTGTTTAGGCATGATCCCTAACCTCCACTATCACCCAGAAGTGTGGGTCACAATAGTCTTTCTTCTTTATCCTCTTATAATTCTCTACCAGTTCAGGCATACATCTCTTCTCCCACACCATGACCTTACCGTCATACTCTCTCACTGCTTCTTCTCTAGTCATGATCTGTATCTCCCTTTGGGTTACGAAAGTATTCTTTAAGACCTTCTTGAATACTTTCCTCCTCATTCTCATAACTTTGCTTAGGCTTCTTTATTCTTTGCTTATACTTGGAACTGTGAAGGTCTTTAACAATGGGGTTGTATTTCCATTGTTTCTTTTTAGGTATCTCTTTCATAGTCCTCTCTCCTGAAGGCATGATAGGCTCCATTCGTTATCATATCAGCCTATCATGCCAGTTGTCAACAGCTAACCTAATATAAGGTGTACTGCTATTGATATTGCTAAGAAAATTAGTAGCCCCTCAACCATCAGGCTGCTACCAGTTGTGCGAATTGCTTACTGCTAACCCACTTACTTACTTCATGTTCTCTCCTCCACATTGAGACAGCCTGGGTATCATGGCCTGTGTTATTAAGGGTGAACCCATTCCTATCATCAGCATAGGTAGAGTAGTTTGTCATAGCGGAGTACAACGAGTAGACATTGCTACCTCTGACTGCTGTCTCTTCATGATACAGGTTCAACATATTCTCTGCCTTACGTTTAGAGGTGATGAGGGCCTCCAACATTTCCTTGACTTGCCAAGTGTTTGTTGGGGTATCTGCCCAAACTTGCAGCCTTTTGCAATGTTCAAAGAAGGCTTGCCTCGCAACCAGTAACTCATCAATGAAGTAAGTAAGGTTGAAACCGCTAGTGTTCTTACGCCTTACCTTATCCCATTGACCACTGATCTGCCCATTAGAACAGAAGTATTCTATCCCTCCAAAGTACACTTGGTTGGAACAGCTACCATCAATACCATGCAGGGCAATGGCTCTCCAACTAACATCAGTGGAGAAGCCCCTGTTGGTAGTGATGTTCACCTTTACTTCTGGTAGCTTGATGTCCATCAGTGCCCAAGCAGTGTTCCTTGCAACCTTGAAGTCACAAGTAGCATTGAGTAGGTGATGTTGTGGTAGCTCTTTTATCATAGCATCCTGTACTTTATAGAAGAACTTCGGATGTGATACACACCCTTGACTGTGCTGCTCACCTACCGTGTCGATGTACTCATCTGTCTTACCGTTCACAACATACTTTTTGTGAGGCACCTTGGTAGGTTCGAACACTACATCATAGTTAATACAATCTGGTAACTCACCAAACGTATTGTGTGATAGGTCTGTGTTAAGTTGGATTATATTATTCATCTATTGATATCCTTTTAGTTAAGAGTTCCTCTTAATTCCCAGTATAACGAAGGGTATACACCATTCTTTTGATAGGCGCAACCCTAAACTATATGTTTCCAGTAATTATTTAGTAACTCCTTGATTTTGTTATGCTTTTCATCAGGGTCCATATGTCTTTCCTTTCCATCCTCATCTATTATGATGTCAAGCCAAGCTTTTTTAAGCTGACCCCTATGAAACTCATTGATTTGTGTGGTGATGTCTGATAGTATGTCAATCATTGCTGATCTTCGTGAACTCTACATAGTAGTCGGACATGATAGCACGCTGCCTATACCAGCGGAAAGCATGTGCCTTGTGCTTATACCAATGTGTCTTGTGTACATACCACATGCCATCCCAATCGGATTGACGGTACTGGTTTGAGTACCATACTTCCTTGGTTGGTACGTTGACAACCTCTGTGCCATCAAAGGCCCAAACATTCTCTTGTTCTACGGCTACTGACGTAGGTAGACTATACTTTTTATTGATCATAGTTCTTTCCTTTCATGTTTATAGGGTACTCATACAAAACCTTAGGGTTCTTTGTCTATTTGTCATAGTCCTTCACCATGAAGTACCATGATACTGCAACGAGTATCGGAAAGGTGAACAGTATTCCGAAGTGTAACAAACCTCCTCCAGAATTTAGCACACCTTCGGCAATGTAAATGAAACTTAGTAAGGTACCGATTACAATCAGTGCGTATAATGATCTGATAATTTCCATTTTATTTTCCTTCCTAGTGTTTCGGGTAGCTAACATTCGGTACGTCTTTATTCCAGCACATCCTGCAAGGTCCACACTTACCTTCCCTTGTATAAGCCCCGCATTCCTCACCTACTGATAGTTCCTTGTCATCATGAACTGTACTTGTCCAGGGCCATCGCTTAGTTGCCCCGCCATTAACCTTAGTCCCTGATATTCTGACTATCACATTATCGGGGATGGCATCCATGCCATAGGTCTTGTCAAAGTCCTGTATTAGTTTAGCTTCCTTCGTAGGTATCCAATACCTAACCTTGGGTGTCTGTCTTGCAACTGCTAGTATATTTAGCAGGTGCTTCATGGATTGCAAGTCCCCACTGTCATGCCATCTAAACCAATACTCTTTCGCATGTAGTATCTGTTTCACCATGGCATCCACCCATCGTGCATGGTACAAGGATGCTAGGCGCTTCTGTTGTGATTTAGTCACACTAGGGAAGGTATAGTTTCCCTTCAAAGCGTAACAGTCATGGCACACTGTGCCTTTCAGCTTGGCCAGTATGGCACCCACATTGCAAGCAATCGCAGGGATACCGTACGCTTTCCCTGGCATCTTGCTAGGGTTGCCAAGTGTCCCGGCAATTTCCTTTGCCGCTTTTAGTGTCATCATGGGCTAGTCCTTTGCTTTTCTAATCCAATGCCCGTTATTATCCACCCATCGCACCCAATCCTCCGCTTCCCATAGAGTAGGATGGACAGGTGGGACAGGTAGTTGGGCATCCCAATCTGGGTGTCCTTCCCTGAATACCTGCAATTTTATCTCATGTGTCAGATCATGTATCATAGGCTAGTCCTTCTCATGCATGGCGACGGCGGACCTTTCGGCCACTTGCAAAGATTTCAGTGCTATACATTATCCTATAGCCGGGTGCGTAGCTTGTTTCTACACTCACCTTGCCCCGTATATCCATAACAGCCTTGGCCGTCTTGTGGAATGGTAGCCCGGTATTGAAGTACCGATAGGTCTTGCCCGTATTCAGCACCCACCCACGGGCGGTACGGTATACGTTCCACCGGGATTTGTGCATACGCACCCGATATATATCAGCCGTTAAGGCTTTCAGTTTAGTCCTCATGATATTTTCCTTATAGGTTGCAATGGCGGAAGATTGTACTTCTCACAACGTCATACACGTACTCTTTTGACCATAGCGGAAACTCCTCAGCCGCTTGGTCCTGAATAGACCGCATGGACCATCCCTTGGAAGGATTGGCCGCATGGATTTTGTCCATGGTAAACGTCTCAATATTTTGGGTCATCCGAAGATACCTCCATAAACATCCGCTTCGCATTAGGCCGGGAGGGACGGCTCCCATATATGTTACTCGATACTATGCAGGGGCAAGCTTCCGCTTGGGTTGGTTAGCAATAGGCCGTCTTAAATCTGACCGGCTAGCATTGCCTAGCATGTTGCGCCAATGCGGCCCTAAAACATCCTTGCGAGGTTTCCTTGCCGCTCGCCTTTCCTGTCTTGTCATGTCTCGGTCCCTTTCCTGTTACACTATATAGATGGGGCTGATTGTTTAAATTACAAGGGGCAATCAAGGATTTATTTTCAATTGCCCCTACTAATTCAAACTAATAGCATTCTCTGTTCAGCTAAGTACCAGTCATACGCTTCCTTGTCATAATCCGCTTGAGTTTGATAGACTGTATCGCTTATCTTATCATACCAAGCGTCAAGTTCATCCCACGTTAAAGCGGGGGCAGATAAGATAGCATTTTCCTGTTCCTCAGAAATACCGTGATTTTTCCAGCGTCTCATCTTCTTTCCCTTTTTGATTGTTACCTAATAGATATGGGGACGATTATCATAAAAACAATAGGACAATAATGCATAGCAGGTATGCAGTAGACGCATAGCTATCATGTTGCACTGCACAATAGATTATGTTGCGTTGCACCATTTATGTTGCAGTGCAGCAAATAGGTAGGATGCTATTGATTTCATTTGATATAGTTAGTACCCTAATGATATTAATAAGCAAGGCATGTATATATAAACATATCCTTATGCTTGCCTCACCACCCCCCCCTATCGGACAGGCATACCCTCCCCCGGTATATATCAATACGATATAGTTCCAGATCAGATGCGAAGATGTACATATAAAGATATCCTTATGTATTTATCCCTAAGTAGGTCAACATTCCTGACCTATTGGGAAACAAACACATCTATATATAAAGATATCTTTATATTTCGGGGAAAGGGGTAGGGGGACGCTAGGGCCACGGGGGGTGGTCCCCCTCTTATATGCACTGGTGAGCAATTTTTATAAAAAATAACCCCTTATGTTTCCGATCCTCACGGAAATTATACCATGAAAGATCGAAACCTATTCATGATACTAATAGAGGGGATGGATGTATTAGATACTAATATCTATTATACACCGTATTTCAATCTTGTCAAGAAGAAAATTTATTTTAGTTAATTTATCCCAGAAAACTGCCAAATAAATATTTATTTTTAATTTTTTAAAAAAAAGACTTGACAAAACCTCCCACAGCGTTATACTATATAGTAGAGTAGTAGGAAAGTCTGGCGAATTACGAAATCAAACTGGTGCTGGGCGTCATCAGTAAGATATCTTGACGGGAGATACGTAAAAAGGGTCATTCATCATTCCTTTTCCATGGTAGTTGTCGAGCAAAGCTCTCTCCCGTCAAGATACTTAGGAGAAATAATGACAAATATTACTAAAAAGGAACTAACAAAGAAGCAAGAGACATTCCTTGATAGTTTATTCTCTAATGGAGGTAATGTAGTCGAGGCTATGCAGGTTTCGGAGTATCATCCTAGCTCTCGTTCTAATCTTTTGAGGAGTGTACGCAACGAAATTGCTGAACGGACCAAATCAAGCCTTGCTGGGGCAGCAGCTAAGTCCGCTAAGAGAATGGAAGAGGCTCTGGATGCTGATGGAACCATCCCAACCTCCCAGATGGAGACGAGAATGAAGGCTGCTGCTGATATCCTAGATAGAGTTGGTGTTAGTAAACGACAGGAGGTGGATATCAGGGCAGAAGTGATCCATGGGATTGTCCTACTACCCGCAAAGAAAAAAGAAACCACAATAAATCACGTTTCCTCAGTGTAAGGTATACTGTTAGTGAAAAAGAAGCTGTATAAACCACATCCCTTCGTATGGATGATTTCTCTAATAGGTACTAACTAGTATGTCAGATGATGAGCTAGAAAAACCTAAACGAAACTATCATGTAAGTAGGAAAGTACAGGAACAGAGGAAAACCTACCAGCAAATAAGACGTAAGAAGGAACAGCTAGAGAAACTAGAGACTAAGAAAAGTAAATTAGCCAAGACTCCTAAGAAGAAGGGGGTTGTAAAAGAAAAAGAAGATAAGAAAGCCCCTAATAGTAATATTATCTTTGAACCCAATGTGGGTCCGCAATATTCTTTCTTAGCTGCACCAGAAAAAGAAGTACTCTATGGTGGTGCGGCAGGTGGTGGAAAATCCTACGCAATGTTGATGGATTTGTTACGCTACGCTTCTAACGGAAACCATAGAGCACTACTACTACGAAGAACATTAGCAGAACTAACAGAATTAATTGATAAAAGTAAACAAATCTACCCAAGAGCTTTCCCTTCTGCTAAGTTTAAAGAATCTACGAAGACCTGGGTGTTCCCTTCGGGGGCTACCGCACTATTTAGTTATGTAGATCAAGACGACGATGTGTATAGATACCAAGGTATGTCTTTTTCATGGATTGGTATTGATGAGTTAGGACACTATCCAACTCCTTTTGTTTGGAACTACCTCCGTTCTCGTTTACGTACAACCGATCCAAAGATCGAAACGTATATGAGAGCTACTGCTAATCCTGGTGGCATCGGGGGCTGGTGGATTAAACAGATGTTTGTTGATCCCAACCCGCCTGACGAGCCTTTCTGGGCTACGGACATTGATACTGGTGAAACGCTAGTATA